GTCAGTGTGAGAGCAACCTATGCCCGAAGAACTCGAAGAGTCGATCCGTGAGAACGCTCAGCAGCCAGCCAAGGCTTCTGGTGACTCCGGCAGTGTCGAGCAGCATTCGCTGTCCGAACAGATCGAAGCCGATCGCTATCTGGCTTCGAAACAGGCGACTCGTTCCAAACGGCTGGGACTCCGCATCACCAGAATTGTCCCACCCGGAGCGGGCTGATCATGCTGTCGTGGCTGCGCAAAACTCTGCTGTCGCCTTTCTCGGGCCGTGCTGCATTCCGATCGGCACGCTTCATCCGAGCAAAGTACGACTCGGCCATGACGTCGGATCACAACCGACGGCACTGGGCACATGCAGACGGTCTGTCGGCCAACGCGGCCAACAGCCCGGAGGTGCGACGCATCCTCCGGAACCGAGCTCGCTACGAGGTCGCCAACAACAGTTACGCTCGCGGCATCGTGCTTACGCTGGCGAACGACGTGATCGGTACCGGTCCGCGGCTCCAGATGCTGACTACCGATCCCGAGGCCAATCGCCGGATTGAGCAGGCGTTTCATCAGTGGGCGAAGTCTGTCTGTCTCGCAGAAAAGCTGCGGACTCTCCGCATGGCACAGATTCAGGACGGCGAAGGCTTCGCCATCCTGATTAGTAACCCCCAGCTGCCGACTGCGATTCAGCTGGACCTGCGATTGATCGAAGCCGACCAAGTTACCACTCCCGATCTTCAATGGAGTGACGCACGTGCCACGGATGGCATTGTTTTTGACAGTGCCGGCAATCCGGTCGAGTATCATGTACTGCGGAAACACCCCGGTGAAGGCCGAGGCGTCAACCGAGAAGCAGATCGGGTTCCCTCTGAATCCGTGCTGCACCTGTATCGCACGGATAGACCCGGCCAGCAGCGTGGGATTCCGGAGATTACTCCGGCGCTTCCGCTGTTCGCCATGCTGCGAGATTACTCGCTGGCGACACTCGATGCGGCCAAAGCGGCGGCCTATTACTCCGGGATCATCTACACCGACGCGCCTCCCAACGGCGAATCAGATGCGGTCGAACCACTCGATCCGATCGAACTGGACCGCAACACGCTGTTGACCATGCCCGGCGGCTGGAAGATGTCGCAATTGCACGCCGAGCAACCCACGGGGACGTACGCGGAATTTAAACGCGAGATCCTGAATGAAATTGCTCGCTGCCTGAACATGCCCTTCAACGTCGCGGCTGGCAACAGCTCGTCTTACAACTATGCGTCAGGCCGACTCGACCATCAGACCTACTTCAAGTCGCTGCGCATCGATCAATCACGCATTGAAATCTCTGTGCTCGACCGAATTCTTGCCGCGTGGTTCGACGAAGCGGCTTTGATTCCCGATTTCCTTCCGCCTGGGCTGGGACCGTTCGTCCGCTGGCCACACCAATGGTTCTGGGATGGACATGAACATGTTGATCCCGCCAAGGAAGCCAACGCTCAGGCAACGCGTCTGGCCAACCTCACCACGACCCTCGCTGACGAATACGCAAGACGCGGTCAGGACTGGGAAACACAACTGCGACAACGTGCCAAAGAACTGGCGCTGATGCAGGAACTTGGACTCTCTCTGGCTCAAAGCACCCCTCAATCTTCCATGGAGGAAATCAATGTCTTACCCGACGATGAACCTGTTGGCACCGAGTGAACCTCGCTCGATGCAGTTGAATGCGGAAGCCACGATTGAACTGGAGGCCGCCGCGAATGCGGACGGACAGACCATGCTGCCGCGATTCCGCATGCTGGCCTATACCGGCACTCCCATGCGTGTCGGTGGCTGGAGGCATCCTGTCGTTCTGGATCTGGCAGGACTGTCCATCCCGTCTCAGTCACGTCCGATCCGCTTTGGCCATGACCCGCTGTCGGGCGTCGGCCATACCGACAGCATTCGCGTGGAACAGGGGCAGCTGGTTGCCGGAGGCCTTGTGTCTCGCGACACACCGGCGGCTCGCGAGGTGGTGACCAGTTCCCGCAATGGATTCCCCTGGCAGGCGTCTGTCGGGGCGAGTGTCGAAGAGTTTGAGTTTGTGAAGGAGTCGCAGCAGGTGACGGTCAACGGCAAACAGTACAGCGGACCGCTCAACGTCGTGCGGCGCTCCACGCTGGGGGAAATCAGTTTCGTGGATCTTGGCGCAGACGGATCTACTAACGCCAGCATCTCGGCGGGACAGTGTGAAGATGATCTGTTTATCGAAGCGGCTGACTCACAGCTGCAGGACACGCACGAAGAAAGCGAAACCACCATGACTGCCAATGAGTCCGCCACATCTGTCTCCGCACCGCGGAGTTTCAGCCCTCCGACAGCCCATGTGGCTGCGCGGGATGCCGTCACGGAGATGCGGATGTCGGCGGCCGCGGAAGCCGAACGGATTATGGCCGTGCGGAGACTGTGCGCAGGAAAGAATACCCAGATTGAAGCCCGTTCCATTCGAGAAGGCTGGGACCTGCAGCGGACAGAACTGGAATTGCTGCGGAATGGTCGGCCTTCCGCTCCCGCGATCCATACACCAAACCCTGTCGTGAATGCTCAGGTTCTGGAAGCC